CTAGGCAATACATTGCACCACAATGCTCTACTAGGCTCGCTTCGGCGGGTCTTTTTTTATTCGGGCACCTGCCCGAAAGTTCTGATACCAGTAAGTAGAGTAGCTCTACGCGTGACACGTTAGCCCATGTTACAGCCGGTATTACCCATAGGATGTCACTAGATTGTACTTCGGGCAACTGCCCGAAACTTCCGATACCAGTAAAGAGAGTAGCTCTACGCGTCTAAGTCATTGATAACAAAGCAATGTTACAAATGTTACACGGATGTTACACGCAAATCGCCTGTAAGTTGTTGATAACAAAGCAATGTTACAATGTGACGTTTTTTTAAGTATATATATTAACTTTTTATTGAAGAGAGTAAGAGGGTACTTTCTCGCTAAAAACCCTTTCACAAATCCTGACATATACCTTTGTAACATTGTAACTTTGTAACATTGCTTTTATTTCAACTACATACAGACCTACACAACGTCACATTGCGTCACAAAGCACCAAACACCACGCGACACCACCGCACCCCAAAACTTGACATTGCACGCTCTATGTGGTAGTATATTATATGGACGGTAAAGACGTAGTTTAATGAATCACTACGTAACCCTACACTAACAGCACTTTCGGGCAGATGCCCGAATAACAAATGGAGACTACTATGAAGCAGACAGTAACAGTTCAAGGGTTCGCTTGGAGCGATAAGACCCGATGCCACTCGGACAAAGTAATCCACGAAGCAACTAACATCGTAACTGCCGAGGCATGGATCGAACGCAACTCGGTGCATTTGCTAAACCTGACTATCTTGTCGGACAACACATCGTTCTTGATGCTGCGGATGTTGGCCGCGTCAAAGATAGAAGACGAGGTGGCATTCTAATGAAGTGCAAAGATTGTGGGGACACGTTCCCAGTAGGTCGCGCCAAGCTAGGCTATCGGGTCTGTCTCAAATGCGGTGACGTTGCTGCCACTGAGCAAAGACTTGGGTGGTGCATAGCTCCGCTGCCAAAGCAGGGCTACACATTAATATCGCGCAAGGAAGACTTGCTGCACCTCAACCAGAAAACACGTTAGGAGACCACGATTAAACATGTTACACCACAAGGGGACACCAAACCCCATTACTTGACATTACTTACTACCTATGATACACTATAGGTAGTGATAAGACTCACCGAAATAAATCAAACCTTTCGGGCACCTGCCCGAATAACAAATGGAGATTACTATGAACGAGATACTTCAAACCCCGCAGGGCACCGCGCCTAGCATATCATCAGCGGCTATGATCGTTGACTTCAACGCAAGCGTCTGGACTGCACGTAAGAAAGATCGCAAAGCATCCGAGGATGTGACGGACGCGAACCACGCAGACAAGGGCGTTGCCAATGTGTCTAAGAACCTACTGGGTAACTGTGCCGAGTTGGACGCAGTACAGAAGTTCGCCGCTAACGTACGCAACATGCACTACAGCATGACAATGCCATGGTCGGACAACGGGTCACGGCTACTAACGACAGCGCAATACTTCAAGTACCACGAGGTAATGACTGACCTACAGCAAGAGTTTTACCGGCTGACCGAGCAGTTCTTGCAGGTGTACGAGTGGAAGATCATGGAAGCGCAGGCCAAACTGGGTGACATGTTTAACCGTGACGAGTACCCAACACGCGCAGGGCTAGAGAGTAAGTTTGCATTTCGTATGGCTTACATCCCACTACCTGACAGCGGTGACTTTCGTATCGACATCGGTAACGAGGGCATGGTGCAAATACAGACGCAGTATGCCGCGCAGTACGCAGCGCAGATCAAGGGCGCGATGAATGACGTTTGGAAGCGGCTACATGATAACCTGACTACACTTGTCCGACAGCTTGACGTCAACGAAGAGGGCAAAGGTAACAGGCTATATGATACCGTGTTCGATGGTGCTTTGTCACTGATCGACATGTTGCGTACGTGTAACGTGACAGGTGATAGCCAAATGGAAGCAATGCGCCTCAAGCTAGAAGAAGCGTTTACCAAAAATAATCAACCGGTGAACCTGCACCAAATCAAGAACTCACCAACGCTTCGCGCTGACACGCAAGAGAAGCTAACCGCAGCCATCGCTACCCTGCCAAGTCTGGATATGTAATGAAAGGTACTATCCGAGAATTTTTGTACGACCTAATCGGGGGGCTGGCAGTCTTTGCCATACCCTTACTTATTATCTGGGGCGCTTACGCCACAGGGTTAATTTAACTTTCGGGCATCTGCCCGAATAACAGGAGACTACCATGAATACTGCACAACAAATGTACTCACTGAGCTTAGACGAGGGTGTTACCCTTGTCGGGGCTATCGGCCACCAACGTACTGTTCTATTCCAAGGTGACATCGGTAACGGTAAATCATCAACGCTCGGTGAGTTGGGCAAGCTCAAGCCAACACATAGGACGTTCTACGTAGACTGCACGAGCCTTGATCTTGGTGACATTATGATCCCGATGATTATGGAAATTGACGAGAACAGCAAGTTCGTTCGCTATGTCACCAACGAAGAACTGGGTCTGCACACGGACGGGCCTGTCATCATTATGATCGACGAGTTCGGCAAGGCTAATCCATCTGTCAAGCTGGCCCTGCTACGTTTGATCTTGGAGCGCAAGATTGGTAGCTACACATTGCACCCTGACAGCATCGTGTATGCAACGACGAACAAAGGTTCAGAAGGTGTGGGTGACATGCTACCACCTCACGCACGTAATCGCATGACCGTCGTACAGATACGCAAGTCTACCAACTTGGAGTGGATCGAATGGGGCATCAATGCTGGTATCGACCATAGCTTGCTTGGCTGGTGTAAAGATAACCCGCACTTGTTCGCATCGTTCGAGGACATCAAAGACCCCGACGAGAACCCGTATATCTTCCACCCCAAGCAGCAACGCGCCGCCTTTGTTACCCCACGTTCGCTACACTCTGCGTCTGACATCCTACACCAACGGCACTTGTTCAACGATAAGACGCTGACCTCTGCCCTGATAGGTACTATCGGTGATCGTGGTGCAATGGACTTGATGGCGTTCGTCAAGATGTCGGATCAACTACCGTCGTTGCAGTCTATCAAAGATGATCCAAAGACCGCCAAGGTGCCTGACAGCGCTGCCGCTATATGTATGGTTGTGTACCGTACGTTAGCATCTTTGGAGCGGGATTGGCTGGATGCGTGGATGGATTACATGCCACGTCTCGACACCGAAGCACAAGGTATGTTTGCCAATGGCGTACGTGCCCCCAAGTATTCAAAGCGTTCTATGGCGATGCAGAACAAGAAACTCACCAAGTGGGCTATGGATAACAACCACATGTTTGCAGCAGATAAAAAGTAGGAGAGATCAAATGACAAAACGTACATACAAGGGCTGGACCCAAGCAGATGATGCAGAGTTAGTATTACTGCGCGAGGCTGCCGTATCCACGAAGGTGATTGCAATAATTTTGAAGCGTACATCTTCATCGGTGACTAACCGCATAACTGTCTTGAAGCTACCCGTGGGTGGTCGTGAGATACGGCAGGTGGAGATGGATTTCGGGCAGGTGCCCGAAAGTAAAATTGTAACAGTGCAAGGGTCACAACCAAAACCAAGTTGGTGGACTAGCATGATGTGGTGGAGGAAATAATATGTTATCTATCGGTAAACAACTTACTCCAGAGCAGCGGGTGCCCAAAACAATCGTCGCTCTTATGTCTAAGATTCCTGCGTTGTCAGCAGTGCTGATGATCGGTGATCGTGTCGTTGAGCATGACAATGCCAAGGTGCCAACAGCCTGTACCAACGGGCGTGACGAGTGGTACGGTGCAGAGTTTGTGGATAGTCTTAACGATGCAGAGCTACGGTTTCTTGTACTGCACGAGAACTATCACAAACTATACCGCCACCTGACAACGTGGGCACACCTATCCAAGATAGCCCCACATCTTGCCAACATGGCTATGGACTACGTTATCAACATCAAGCTCATGGACGAATACGGTGCAGATGGGTGGATCAAGTTACCCGAAGGTGGTTGCTATGACGAGAAGTATCGTGGCTGGGACACTGCGCAAGTCTTCAACGACCTACGTGATAACGAACCACAGGGTGAGGACGGACGTGGCGCAGGCGCAGGCGGTGTAACAGGAGATGACCCCAACCAAGGGTTTGACAGTCACGATTGGGAAGGTGCAACCGATATGGACGCCGACGAGATACGCGAACTAGCGCGTGAGATCGACGAGGCTGTACGCCAAGGCGCATTGATTGCAAGTAAGCTGGGCAGCGGCGGTGATCGCAACCTTGAAGAACTCATGCAACCGCAAATAGATTGGCGTGAAACACTGCGCGAGTTTATACATACTACGTGCGCAGGGTCTGACTACTCTACGTGGAAACGTCCTAACAGACGGTACGTAGGTGCGAATATCTACATGCCATCTGGTATCAGTCAGCAGGTCGATGAGTTGGTGGTGGCGATTGACACGTCTGGTTCTATCGGTAACGTGGCGTTGTCTGCGTTCTTGTCTGAGGTCAAGTCTGTGTGTGACACGGTAAAACCTAACAAGGTGCGCGTGTTGTACTGGGACACAAAGGTCTGTCGTGACGAAGCGTATGAGATGCACGAGCTAGATGATCTAGTGAAGTCAACCAAGCCAGCAGGTGGCGGCGGTACGGATGTCGAGTGTGTGCCTGAGTATATGCAGGAGCATGGCATCAAACCGCAAGCGTGTATCGTCCTAACAGATGGTGACTTGTATCGCGGATGGGGCACGTGGAATACGCCTGTGTTGTGGTGCATCTTGGACAACGACCGCAAAAAGCCCGACGTGGGCACAACTGTACATATTAAATCAAGGGAGATGTAAGGTGAGTAAGATAGGTAATTATGTCGTGGGTCTGCAAGAAAGAGATACCGATATTGAGCAGATACTCGACGGTGTGTTCTACAAAATTTTCGGTGCAGTACCGCCCAAAGGTGACGAACTTATGAAGTCGTTGGCGCGTGGGGAAGGGGACGACAAATGATGTTAACCCCTTTGGAACGAATGAAGAAGTTGGCCGAGGCAGAGAATCGGCAAGCAAGGCGGCAGTGGGGTAATAGTTCAGCATATGCGGAAGCACATGCCCGTCGAAAAAGAGACCAAAACTTGGGTGCGTATGGGGCAAGTGGGGGACGCCCACCTAATGATCCGACGAAGCTAACCCCACAAGCAAAACGGGTTAAGGAGTTGCTAGGTCAAGGTTTCCGCACGTTCGAGGTAGCCGAAGAGATGGGCATCAGCGCCCAAGGTGTATCAAGTTACAAGAAACGATATAACCTATAACAACTTTCGGGCACCTGCCCGAATACAAATGGAGAATACTATGAGTTACGATCATCAAAGAATATCTAGTATCGCGATCCATCAAGAGAGCTTGCTCAACGCACGGGCGATACCACAGGAGCTAACAGAGTTCTGCCTTGCGGTTACGAAGTCTATGCGCGGCGTCAAGACAACCCCCAGAACCCTCAACAGTGCGTGGGTCTACATGGAAGGCGAAGACATGGCTATGGGTTACATAGGCTACGGTGACTTCCAGACCAGCCGAGCAGCAGCGTCTAAAAAGTACGCCGTGTATGCACGAGGTATCCGCAACATGAAGTACAACGACATGAACGAGCAGCACTTCATGCGTGTGGCCCTGAAGATGGACGTGGCCCTGAAACATGCTAAGGCGTACTTAATTAACTACTCTACATCCGAGACTGCGCAAGCGTTGTATAACCCAGCGAAGGTGGCGGTCAGAGATGTAAGCACCACGGCAAGGATGGAGTATCGGAAAGCTAAAGAAGATGTTGGCCTAGTCTCCACCTTGGATTATAAAACCGGAAGTAGGGGCTTATGTAGTAACGCGCTCGAACGTGAGCTAGGTTACCTGATGTTAAGTGGACATGTCTTCTCAAACCCTGAGTTGGGCACGGCCATCCAAGACATGCTTGCCAAGAAGAAGGTCTTCTCACGGTTTGCCGCTGCCGATGCTGTGCCCATGGACTTCGTACGTGCGTATACCATGAGCTACGGCGAACAGCGTGTGGACACTGTGCGGGTAAAGGACATATCAAGTTACAGGTTCGAGGTAGACAGAGACCACAACCGGACGTGGCTTGCCAAAGAACTACCCGAAGAACTTATGGGTCATATCGCAGTCATGTCTATGTGTGAGGATGGAGATTTCGTAGAAGACGTTGGGTACAAGGTAAGTGAGAATATGTTCTACCTCTATGTAGAAGATGTTACAACGTGAGTGTATCGGACGATAGTACATACCGGATAATCCTATCAAACAAAACTAAAACTGTCTCCGTGGAATGTTTTGGTATGTATCCGCTTGACAGGAGTGTTGACGGTACTTATGCTTCTGTGGACGAGCTACCTTTATGGATACAATATAAGCTGGCTGTGCTGTCTATGCTGGATGTCCCACCACCACTAAGCGATGTGGAAGGTGTGGGCAGTAAGCTAAGTCCTTATCTATATTGGGTGTACCCCTAAATTCGGGCAGGTGCCCGAAACTCAACGGGGTGGTTAGCGCCACCCCCACTACTGGTATCAATGGAGATTACTATGACCCCCGAAGCAAAAGTTAAGAAGGTTGTTGTCAAACAACTAAAAGAATTAGGCGCGTATTATTTCTACCCAGCCACCGGCGGCTACGGCAAAAGCGGTGTGCCTGACATAGTAGGGTGTTACAAAGGGTTCTTCTTTGGGTTCGAGTGCAAAGCTGGCAAGAACGTAGCCACGCCTCTGCAAGAGAAGAACTTAAAAGAAATCAACCATGCAGGTGGGCTTGACCTAATAGTGAATGAAGAAAATATGGACTCTGTTACAAGAGTTCTATCACGCTGGTCTGTATCCAAATAATAGCAACACTAAGGCTAAGTTGTGAGAGGCCAATTCATAGTGAAAATATCCGCAACAGTATGGGCAAAGTCTCCTATCGCGTTCAGCGTAAAACATTGTGACCATATCGGAGAAACCACGAGACGGTTAGCCCCTGCCTTCTAGGGTGGGGCACCTAACAAAACAGGAGAGGCAATAAATATGATCGAGTTAGACCTTTTGGACGCAAAGAACAAAAGTGCATTCACTGACGCTTTAAATACAACCAAACATGGTGACACTATAACTTATCATGTTGGGATATACGCAGGGGGGCTGTTTAAGAACGATGCCCTCGCAGCGGCAAACGCGGGTTTGGTAAACCTCGTGCAAAAGCGGCTATTCAAAAACAAGGCAACACGGGTTGGGCTTTTCCAGTACGTAGCGCAACGGACTAAGAAACGATTTAAAAAGTAACCAAGGAGAACGACATGGCTACTGTGGCAATTATAAAACTAACTCAACGGATGCTCACCAAAAGTATCATAGATGCAAACAAATCTGTGCTTGCGTTCGTTAAAGAACACCTGCCTGTAAGTTACGACGAGTTAAACAACGGACAAAAGGCAACCTATAGTGAAGCTATCTTTGATGACGGTACAAAAACAGAGTTGCGTATATACCGACGTCCACGCGGCGATGAACTGCTTTCAATCAAGGGGATTGCTAAACGCGCAAAGGTCGGGGACGTGGTGACACTGTTTGCCGACGCCACTAACGACGTACGTATAAGTATAAAGGGAGAACAACATGATTAAGAAAAGCAAAGCAGTAAAAATCTGGGCATACAAAGTTGACCACCCGCTAGCCTCGGTAAGCGAAGTTGCGAAGGCCACCAAAACATCCTACGGGTACGTGTACAAACTGTTCCAAAAGATCGGTACGCCATCCAGAATATTAAGCTCTGTTGCGGTAGAAGACATACGTGCCGGGTCCGAGCCACGTTCATACTCACGCGGTGACGTGTTAGACACAGCCAAGCAATATGTGACTAAGGACCGAGCGGCTGACCACGGTGACATGGAAGACAACTTTCAACGCATTGCAGATTACTGGTCGGTCCACCTAGACCAACGCATCGACGCCCACGATGTAGCAGTGATGATGACCTTGCTAAAGGTAGCGCGTATCAAATCCAACCCACGCCATATGGATAACTTCATTGACGGTGCGGGTTATTTAGCCTGTGGCGGTGAACTTGTGAGCGCGTAATGGACCTCATAACCTTAGACTTTGAAACATTTTACGACAAAGATTATTCTCTGCGTAAGATGACAACAGAAGCCTACGTCCGTGATCCTCGTTTTGAGGTGATCGGCGTGGCTGTAAGAGTAAACAACGGGGAAACGGAGTGGGCTAGTGGAACGCATGAACAGATTAAAAAGTACCTCAAGACCTTCGACTGGGGCAAAGCTATGTTACTTTGTCATAATACTATGTTTGATGGTGCCATTCTTAATTGGCGTTTTGATATTCGCCCTCGCATGTATACCGATACTCTGTGCATTGCCCGTGCGCTACATGGGACTGAAGCTAGCGCAAGTCTCGGGGCGTTATCTGAAAGGTACGACATAGGCGTTAAAGGGACAGAAGTATTGGCTGCGCAGGGTCTGCTGCGCGGAGATTTTGGACCCGAAGCATTAGCAGCGTACGGGGACTACTGCATCAATGACGTGATCCTAACCTATAAGTTGTTTAGTATTATGGCACGTAAGTTTCCTAAGTCGGAGCTACAGTTGATCGACCTCACCTTGCGTATGTACACTGAACCCTCATTAGAGTTGGATGCCGACCTATTAGCCTCGCACCTCGACGACATTAAAGAGCGTAAGAGTAAGCTGTTAGTAGATGCAGGGGTGACGGATAAGAAAGAGCTTATGTCTAACCCTAAGTTCGCTGAATTGCTGAAGGGGTTTAATGTTGATCCGCCTATGAAGATTAGCCCGACGACAGACAAGGAGACGTTCGCGTTTGCCAAATCAGACGAGGGTTTCAAGGCGTTGCTCACACATGAGAACGATAAGGTACAATCTCTAGTAGCCGCACGTTTGGGTACTAAAAGTACCTTGGAAGAAACACGGACGCAAAGGTTCATAGACATCTCTGCTCGTGGCCTTCTACCCGTACCTGTAAGATATTATGCAGCACACACTGGACGGTGGGGCGGGGACGATAAGATCAATCTGCAAAACCTACCAAGCCGTGGGCCGAACGGTAAGAAGCTAAAGCGTAGCATTATAGCTCCCGAAGGATATTCCCTGATCGACTGTGACAGTTCGCAGAT